GTATTACATCTTTATTTTCTTCAAGCCATTTGTTGATTTCTTTAGTAGAGGATATAATTTCATTGTATGCGCCCTGCATACCTCCCCTTAACACTTGTGTCACCGTAGTATCGATCGTTGATTTTACGGCCTGCCATTGATTTTCGAGTAGTGCAGTTGCAGGGCCAAAACCAACAAGCAACTCTCCGATATTTTCCAAGACAGTGCCTTCCGCCCGCCATGCCTTAAGATGTTTCTCTATTTCAGGATCTATGGCTTTTAATGTCTGCAACATCATTGATGTTGCTTCTTGTGAGCCTGTCATAACCGCCCGTATTTCAGAGTTAATTTGCTTCATTATCTCCTGCCCTTTTGTCATGACAGGCAGGGCGTTCGATATACGTGTGAAAGATTCGATTTGCTTTTGGTTGTTTGCATCAAGAAAAACGCCGGCACGTGCAAACGCGTTTGCAAGGGCAGTCGTTTCCTGACCGGACAAAAGGGTTTTTGCCGCTATATTCTCCAAGACAGGGACTATACCTTGAGAATATTCGAGCGCTTCCTTCCAGTGTTCGGCAAATGTCATTCCCTTAGCGCGTTCTGTGAATGTAACCACCATCGCCGCCATTGATGCCACGGATAGGTTATATTCTTCTACCGCATTAAATCCTTTGCTGAAAGCCCCCGTGATAGCAGAGCCTATCATGTCAACGGCACGCATCACCATTTGGGACCCGATTATAGCAGCAGAAAAGTGGGCGGTTGTGCTGTCGGTAATTTGTTGCATAAGAGTTTTATGCGATCCATACTGCTGTTCATTCAACTGCTTTAATTTTGCGTTCTTGGCTTCTTCGGCGCGGATAATATCCTGAGTTGTGGACGTTGTAGAGTTCTTGATTAATGTAAGGGCGTTCTCGTAAGACCTCCTTTGAGCGTCAAATACCGCGTCTGATCTCGTGCCAAGCGTTTTCCATGATGTTTCTATGCCCTTTGCTGTGGCTTCGGTGGAGGTTAAATTTTCACTTAATTTCTGTTTGTAAATTTTGTCATCAAGTGACAGTTCCACAAAAACTGTGCCGAGCTTTGCCATTAGCCATTCTCCATGATTGACATAATCTGCCCCTTAGATGCGTTCAGAGCCGGGCGTAAAAATGGTTTAGCCTTCATTTTAACCGTGCCTTTTTCCACCATATGAGCGTAGAATGCGCCGCCCTTTAATCTGTTCCCTGCGTAGACCCTGATGTTCTGCTTAGGATCGCCTTTCAACCGTGCTACCCTGATGGTCGCTTTGAGTTTACCAGTGTCAACCGGTACTAATTGCCTGGCTTTTTCGCCAACAATTTCTCCGGCCCGTTCCAGTCTGTCCATTGCTTTCTTTTCAATTTCTGCTGTAACCTGTTCTGGATTCCACTGTATTTTCATCCATCACCCCTACGCGTTTTGTCTGCGCCTGCGCTTTTCTTCGTTTATAACCCCGATAATGTTGGTTATTTGCTTTAATATCGCCGGTCTCCTGCCCGATGGTATGTTGTGTATATCCATAACAACTTGTATTGCGCTGTAGTCGTAGCCGTCATCACGTATCAAGCCGGAAGCCATCAACTGGAATAACCCCCATATTTCGTAATTATCAGGGTCAAGGTGAGGGATTTTACCATCCGGGCACTTATCAACCTTCCCAATGCCTTCACAGGTGATTTCTCCTTTGTCCTTCTGGACTAAGTGGCACAGGTCACAATCAAATTTCTTTTCTGCAAAGTACCACTTAGCCCACGTTATAAATTTTCATTCTTCTCCGCTTCCGCCTTTGTCTTTGCATCGCCAAGCATCTGCAAGCAACGCCCGATGAACCTGTCAAACTCAGGTATGGCCATCAATTTAAGTTTGTTTGTTCTATTGCATTCAATGGGCTTGCCCTTTGCGTTTAGCAACCCTTCCCATGCCGTTATGGAATAATCCCAAACGTCATCGCTTCGCTTTTTCACTTCTTCGGGCGGCAATTCTTCGTAATAGCCTACCCTTTCCATCGAGCGCGTGGCAGGGTTAAACACAAACTCAAACTTGCGTTTTCTGCTTGCCTGTAGCTCTTCGAGCTTTGGGGTGATGCTTCTTACACATACACGTCCGGCGTTGGGTTCTGGATCAGCATATTCTATTTCGCCTTTTTCGTTTACGCGGCTTTTAAAATATGCGAACCATTCGCCTTCATTCTGTCTATCGATGTCAAAAATCATAAATTCACATCTCCTTTCTATGCGTTAGCGACAAATGATATTTCTCCGTAAGTCTGGAAATTAACCTGTTCTTTTACGACTTCGCCTATGCCAGCACCAAGATTGAATGATGTAAATGATACCCACGCGATAATATGGTCTCCGGTTTGGTCCTGGTCAGGATCGTAATTGAACAATTCCAGCAAGAAATATTTGTCACCATTTGCAATAGCTTCTTGCAGACAATTCAGAAGGGTTTCGTCGGCTATAAAATAGGCATTTGCCGATCCGCTGCCCGACGCTGCCCCCGGTAATGCCGTTTTCCATTGCTGCCCCATGTAGGTTGTGTCGGCCATATCAAGGCTGAGAGACAAATTCCAGTCAATCAAGTAGCCTACCTTCTGCAATGCCGATGCAGGGATATAGCCATTGTTGCCGGTTACAGTCACATTACCAACCGCCGCCGAAAACGTTGCCCTGCCATTTGTATAGTTGATGCTCAAAACATACGCGCCGCCATCATCCGTAAACGTGGGCGGTGTATTCGGGTTGAGCAACCTTGCCGCCGCATCGGTTATCTGCGCGTAGACTGTAGATTCCGTTGTGGGTTCATCTTTCAGATTGCCGATAACCCACTGGTCGCCTAATGTATGCCCCGTTGTAGCAGCGAAAGTAATCTTCTGCCCATCTGCAAGGGTTTGCGCCGCGCCGGTTATGTCGACATCTTCTGTCCATGCGCCGCCGTTGACGCGCCATTTGAATGTGTCAACCCCTGCTGTGCCGCCAAGTTCTGAATCAATAACCACCTCATAATAAGTGAGGTCTGCTGCGGTTGACCCTGTGCCCCACGTTACATCGTTTAGCCCGTAGCCCTTGAATCCATTGGGGCGCAAGACATAAAGTGCCCCATATTTGCCGTGAGTAGGTGTTGTCGGTGATCCCATATGTCACCCCCTCGTTATGCGTTGCTGACAAGCGATAAGGCCCCGTCACCCTGAAAATTGATAGTCGCTGTCACTATGCCGCCCATCTGTGCCGCCACACTCATGCCTGTGATGTAGATGTCACCGGTAAAGGCGTTGGCGTCTGCATCGAGCAAAAACTTTACATCTGTAAGTTTTGTCCCCGGCGCTGCTGCCACGAGATTATCAAAAAATGCTTTCTGCTCTGTGTTTCCCGCGACAAAGTAAGCCTCAAACGACCCGCTCCATCCTGCCATACCCGGCAATGCTGTTTTCCATGAATCACCCTGTGCTGTGGTATCTGCCATGTCGAGATTTACCGATAGGCTCCACCCCTTACCGTAAGACATTTTGACGTTGTTTTTTTCTACCTGACATATTTTCCCGTGAAAGGGAGTTGAGTTAAAAGCCATGATCTGTACCTCCTTATTTTATTTTTCAGGGCAATAAAAAACGGGCACATCGATGTGTCGGCACCGACATGCCCGTTAAATATTCTTGCGTTCCCTATCTCTGGCCGGAGAATCGGGAAGCCCTGATTGTTAAACTTATATCCTTATCTTTGCATCCATTTTTCAGTCATACACCTTCATAATCGAGTAGTCCTGCGCCCAGTGTTTAACTGTTGCCACGCCGGATTGTGTTGTAATTTCTTCAACCATTGTTGACAGATTGCCGCGTATGAAATATATAAGCGTGCTGTCAGTTATCGACAATGTGCAATCATCAAGGATTGTCTTTAAATCCTTGTGCATCGTGGTTATTTCTGCTGCCCCCTGTGATGCCGAGAACAAGGAAAACTGCATGATAATATCTTCCATTATCTTATTAGACGGATATTCCGGCACGCCGGATACAATGAAGAACGCAACATATGGAAATTCAGTGCCTTCCGGTGCCGTGTCGAGGAATATGCGCCCGCCCACGTCGTTATAGAGTGCTGAACCGGACAATTTCGTCATTATGGCGGATAAAAGTTTGTCCATTTATGCCGCCTCCTTCACAAGTATATCGAGGAATT